GGTCAGAAACAGCTTGAAATCGTCCTGTAGAGCCTCTAAAGGGTTCTCCATGTATGTTTTATCATTAGCTAATTTTCAGTAGCCTTCTAGGGGTTTTTAATCTCTTTTTATTCTTTCTATTTGGTGCTTGAAGTCGAGCAATATCAAGACCTGTATTTGATAAATCTAAAGCAGCTGATATACCATCTCCTACAAGAGGTAGCCATCCAATAGCACCACTCAGAGCAGCAATACCAGCTTGATCTAATTTACCTTGTCTAAGATAATCCCAACTTTCTTTACCAGATAATGCAATATCTAATCCAGGTACAAGTTTAGCTGCAGATTTAGCACCACGTTCAGCCACTAATTTAGTTATCTGTTTAGCTACTGTTTTTTGTACAGCGGAATGACGTAAGGCTTGAGTACCAGCTAATGTTCCAGCTCCTATAGCTGCGCCTGCATAGTTACCAGTCGCAATATTTGAACCAATTTGTAGAGCTGAGTCAGCAAGTCTAGCTTTACCAGTACCTGTAGCTATACCGTTTAACTTTCCGTTCTTACCATTTTTGCCGTTAACACCGTTACCATTGCCGTTACCATTATCTCTGTTTATTCTAAGTTTTTCCCATAATTTATTCTTTTTAAAACCTTTTATTGGATTGTTTTCAGTTAAATCTTTTTTAATAATTTCTCTTTTTACCTTTGGTGGAGTAGCAGGTTTATCATTGAAATCCATTTGCAAAGCTGATTGTTTACTTAATGGAATACCAGCTTTTACAGCACTTTGAGGTGTAATCATTAAATCTGATTTAGCAGTATTAGATTTTTCATCCATCAATAAAAGATTTCGCCAATGCTCTACACCTCCATAGGTTTTAGACGTAGTAGGCAATCCATGTTCATAGTTAATTCTAAGACCACTATTTTTTAAAGTACTACCTTTTCTAGCTTTAAGAGCATTTAATTTCTTTTCGTTTAACTCAAATAGTTTATTAGCTTTCTCTATGGAATGACCATTCCTTTTAGCATAGTCATGATAGTCTTGTCTTGTAAGTGTCTGCTCATTTGTAGAAGCTCTTCTATTTTCAGAACCTCTAGTAACATTTCTATTCTTAGCTGTAGCTACAATTCCATTTGGGAATGCTTTAGATCCATAGTTTCTTATAACTCTTTCACCTTTTTCATCCCCTGGGTTGAATCTTGTAATACCTTTTTTTATAGCTTCAGCTTTAGTTTTTGGTAGATTCTTATACTCTTCTTTTGTAGGTTGTCTAAGCCTCTTGTTATTTTCGGCCATAAAAAAAGCCGCCCTTCCGGACGGCTACGAGATATTGACTTGTGGGTGTTATGTAATGTGACTAATAATTAGTCGTTCTCTCAGAGGGTTATGTCCATATGTCTGACGCATCCATCTGAGCC